GAAGCGTAAGTGGGAAAAGTAGATTCTTCTACCCAATCTTCCCAATCTAGATCTTTGACTAGATTTTGTAACATTTCTCTCTTTTCAGAGAAGGTTGTTTCACCATAAAAGAAATACTCTCGGAGAGCCGTGGAAATCACAGCCATACCCTGATATTCTTCTGTAACTGCCTTGGAACGATTCCAGACAGTTAGCATCTTCTCAATCGAATCGTGATCTAAGGGAGCCATCATGCATCCAAGATTATCATCCAGACGCCACGTTCTTTTCAAAAACGAAGCATCATTTATATGGATGAAAGGGATACTTTCAGCTTCCTTGTCGGCCATAGTATAAACTATATCCAATTTCGAAAATGCTTTAGCGATATTGGTGTGATTAAACCAATCGGCACTTTTATGCACCGACATGATATTATCGTCACCATATGTCATTAGACTAACTTTATCAGCAAAGTCTTCAACAGTTTTATCAGGATTTTCCAACCTGTAAACATATCGCATACGCAGGGAATTCACTATACCATTAAGAATAACAGTTAAGGGATTCCCTGAGGGATTAGATCCAAATAATTGGACCAAATCGCCGTTGAAATCAACAATTGCAAATGCTGTGTCTTCAGCAATACCACGAATGACAATAATGTCCTCCTCGGTGTAATTACCAGACAACTTACAGATGTCAATGATGATCTCAAACGCCCCAATAATTTCTTTGGGACTCATCTTCTTATCGAAGGCTTTGTAATCACCTGCCACAATACGGTCAAGACCATGCGTGACTATGTAATCGTACATCTCTTGCCACTCGAGTGATTGTGCTACTGTACCCGGTCCTGCTTCGAAGGCAAATCGGTTATTCTGCAATAATCGAGTAAATGACAACAAGTATTTTCTCACAACAATGCACCAATCAAAAGGAGCACCCGTAAACACGCGTGTCTTACCGATCTTGGCTTTCTTGAAAGAGACTGGTTCATCTTTAAGATGAGCACAAAAGTTGGGGTTCACTCTCTGTCCAGTCTTATAGATTTCGATCATTTCATAAACTCTCTCCATGATTTCAGAATCTACTTCGACAGGATCCAGCATACCATGTTTAGGCATAATGGATGTCAGAAAGAATTTCTTAGATTTTTTCCAAGGATTCCCCGCACTTGTATTACGGTTCATCTTATCTACATACGACACACAGGCACCATTAATGGCGGTGAAATCGTCAAGTACTATCATTTGTTCTTTGATATCATTCAGATCAGTCTTAGCAAGTATATTTTTCAAATAACTCGCCTTACACTCTTCAAGTAATACCGTATCTAACTCATGTATAGGCTTGACAATATCCTGAGCGGCTATGTGCCAAGGTACCCAAGATTTCATCTCTGGTTTGCAGTATTTAGCTGTATAACCTTGTGATTTGAGTTTTTCACTCATGGGCGTCTCACAAACCTTAGATCCGCTTTTACCTCGGAAATCAGTGAAAGAACCATAAAGACTCATATTTCCTCCATCAATGTAACGAAACACTGATTTTTTGTGCAGATCTCCAACTTTACGTGTAGTAGATTTGGAATTGATGAAACGCATATCTCCTTCAGAGATATTGTGAGAGGTCAAACTCATGTATGTCGAATTGATAAAATCTCCTTCAACATCAGCAGCAAAGACTTCAGAACCATTGAGATTATTAGCCAAAAAATGTAGACCAAGGATTGAATATCCATAACTACTGTCTATGACTAGGGGCGAACCGCAATCTCCATCTGATGTATAATCAGACACTTTTCCCTTCCACAGGGAATTACATGCATCAATTCCATACTCAGGGAACTTGAATTTGCGTTGTGGTAATTTTTTGATGTTCTTAACATCACGGTAATGTACACTACCATCTTCACGGCGGGTTATATACTTACCATTAAATACACCATTAGCATCTCCAAGTTTGAAATATTGGACTATCTTTTTACCAGGTGGCATCTCACGAATAGTGACAAACGCTAAATCCTTATCAGGAAATCTCGTGATGTCACCATCGCTCAAAACGACTCGCATGTTTGATCCGACTCCACTCTTTGATGATTTGACTATATCCATGTAGGTGCATTCCATTGGTGGCAGGTTATGATTGTTAGTCACATATATGTGACCTCCCAAGCACAACATTTTACCAAGAGCACGTCTACCATCTCCTCGAGTTATGGCTGTATGTATCACATTTTCTGAAATCTTTTTGCAAAATTCTGTAAATTCCATACTTTTTGATGACGAACTTTCTCGGGTGAAGTTAGCTGTGCACAAATCAATGTCATTGTTGTACCAAACATTCTCTTTAGTTTTCAATTCAGCAACAGGTCGAGATCCGACTTCGCCACTTTGAGGGGAACACTTCTTGTACATTTTGTACAAACTATAAGCGCTTCCCAATGTACCAACCATAGTTAACAACATTTTGGGATGTCCGATCAATTGACTGACTCGATCACCAAGACCTTGCCAATAATGAACATCAACCGCATTTAAAAGTACGGTTTCCACATAATATTGTGCTATGCGTGCGTTGATACGCAAATTGTTGATGGTATCAAGAGATTCCAGTACTGTACCGTTAATAGTCCGTAGTGTATTGGTTGTAGCAACAATGTCACTCCAATATCGAACTATGAGAAAAGCACAACACAGAATAGCGAAAGAGCACATTTCAGATCCAAACTCAGAATATCCACCTTGAACGTTGCACGAACAAAGTGTGTCAGGCAATGAGCATACCATGCAGAGTTCAACATCTTTCATAGCATCTATACATTTTCTCACTCTATTTTGATCTAAATTGAATTTTTCAATCATGATGTGTAACCATGATAACAAGTCTTTAAGACTCATATCTTCTTTCACCAAATGTATGGTAGCCAATCTTTTTCCTTGATCAACGGCGACCGGTTGTACCCTTTCGACTTTAAAAGTCCAAAGTTCAGGGTACGGACTTAAATCTGTGACATTCTCAGAACTCAACATTCCTCTTTCATCCTTAAATTCTTCTCGAACTGAAGGAGTTATGATATATGGAAATCTTCTTTGTACAGCTGAAGGACGTGAAAACAAATGATATGTGTTCAAATCCTTAACGTTAGTTGTAGCAACAACTAATTTGGCTCGCATGGGTGTGCGACCTTTTTTGTCAAGAGCAGCTTGATCAGGACAAAATGCAGCATTATTGATAACCTGAATAACTTCATCCAAAGATTTAGGATCTTTCAAGTCAGGACTTTCATTAGCTACATCATCCAAGACAATTGTATGACAAGATGAGGTGTATCCATCCCAGAATTTAGCTGCTGGGTTTTTCGTGTATCGAAATTCATCTCCTAACGGTAATTTTTCGTGCTTAGCGAAGTAAGTACAAAGTATATTTGTTATTGAGGTTTTTCCAATACCCGAATCTCCATAAACTAACAAACTGAAAGGAGCTTTTCGATCTCGTCGGGCGGCTGAATGCGTATTCAGATCATCTCTCATGATAAGCATATCATTAAGAGTGTTTCGGATAATGGTAACATCATTTTTATCAAGTCCTACAGAATGTTTAGACACACTCTCTAACTTTTCAATGACATTATCCAAATCCGATCTGAATTCACTCTCGGTGAAACCATGTTCTTCAGGATTGTTCAATAGGGGTTCTCTTCTCTGTAATTCTCTACATTTCTCGTAAATCTCTTTGTATGTACCTCCACTATGAAAAATAGTGGTGATATCACCAGTCTTAAACACTTGATATCCTCTCTCGAGAATAAACAGTATAGTGTCTGCTAAGACATAAAGAAAATCACTTTTCTTGTAGAATTTCTTCTTCAGAGCTGCTTGTTCTAGTTTAGAGTAACCCAAAGAATCCATTGTGACGCCTATAGCATCAAAGATGGAGAGTGAAAGCAAATACATGCAACAACGATAAATCTTTTTCGCGATTTCACTCTCACAAATGTTTTTGTATGAGTTGAGGAAACTTCTCGATGTTTCAAAGAAATCTCCAGATTGTGGAGTGAAACCAGACCATATTTTCTTGATATAGGGTATTACCCGTGTCATGTAAATACGATATGTTGATTCGTTGTAACGACATTTCAAAAAGATATTAATGGCTCTCACCACTATATCAAATCTCAACATACCTTCAACTTTTTCGGTTGAGAGTTTCACAAACATGACTATATCATCGATCAATTTGGTCAAGTATTCTTGGTCCATAGTAGCTAACTTAGCGTTTAAACACATAGCAGCATCCTTGAAACCAAAACCTTGACCATCAGGTTGATTCATGTACATGTAGTACGTTTTGATATCGTTCCAACTTACTTGGACACGATATTTTGGTTTTCTCTTCGCAATTTTGTCTCCGAAAATGTTTGTAACAAATTCATAACGACAAATATACTCTCTTCGAGTATAATCAACAACTTCATACTGTTGATAAATTGTTTCTTCGAGATCACTCAAAGATTCTGCATCATTGGAGTTCAATTCGAAATCTGGTTGATAAACACCTTCAGAGTAATCATCAGGATTGTATAAACCAGAGTGGCGGTTTGATGGATGGACATCACAGATGTCATATCCACAACAGCAGACAACAGATTGAGGACGAGTATAGTGAGGTGTGAATTCACCGTACATGTCTCCTGAATTTTCAGAAAATTGTCCATAATCCAGTGAGGAGGTATCACTCTGAAGTGATGTCCATCGGATTGTTGGTGAAGTTATCTGTTCCTCAAGTTCTAGACAGAATTGAGTTACGTCCTCAGGGACGCTATAAACTTCAGGTTGTACAAATTCAGATCTTGATCTCAATAATAGATCAATAACCCATTCAGGTGTTGAATTCTCACGCAAGAATATTAAACTCTTGCGTAGGTCTTCATTATCTAAATTGTGTAGCATTTCGTGCATAATTCCATGGGAATTGTACACGTCAACAAATGTTAAATAACAATTGTTTTGAGGGTAGTTTTGTGACTCAATCGACAAAGTCGAGAATCGGGTTTGTGAAGAATTACGTTCTTCAGTCGAAAGTACCGCTTGTTTAGTGTTAGAAAAAATGGCGGCATGAACAAGTTGTCAGCAGTCTATAAAACGCATCTTACAACCATAAGATGTGATTTCTTTTATGAAATGCTCTAATTAGCAAATCATGATGTGTATTGAATAGCCTTGCCATTCCAAAAGGTAATTTTCCTATTATTGTCTAAGTTCGTGTGCCTCGGTTTGAGGGGCGTGACTTAAAGGTTATCGGGATCTTCAATTGGTATGGGGATCTATTTCGAACTACATCGAAACGTAACTGCAACATAAGCGCTGCGCTTATGAGTTCAATATTTCTTTGATTCTGAACAATGCAAGGACGATATGCATTATTCTTTATCGTGGAACGAAATAAACAAATTTCCACTTGTGAAAATGAAAATATGAATAAATGTAATATGAAATATGAAGTCTGATGTAAAATCAGAATTTTTGTGGGTTTTATTGTTTTTAAAAATGCAAACTTCCTAATATAGGAAGTATAAAATATAGCAGCTCGACGTGAGCTGTAGAAACGAACATATAAAAGGGAGGGTTTGAAGAATTAATGAAACAATTCGACGTTACTTCAATAACGACAAAAGTACAATTTCAATAAAGGAATCTAAGATAGGGCCAGAGACGACAAAGATGAGGGTCGTTGACGACTAAGAAAGGGGTTAGTGCCCTATGGAAATAAGCTCTCCATAGGGGGTTAGTGCCTTAAATAGAAGACAGGACAAAACATAAATGAAGAAACTAGTATGCCTAAAGCAAATTTCAATGAAAATGTAAGTTACAAAATAAATTATAACTGAATCAAATGCTATTAAATTAGAAACGACGGAACGTATTATAGCTAATACGAACGGACGATCGATAAACGATCAAACATGAGGGAGTGGTGTGAACC